AGCTGACAGCCCTAATGGGATTAGCTGATTTGATTTACAGATTACATGGATCTCTAAACCCTAAGAATGATGACAGTAAACCAGTTTCGTAGAATGATGAATGGCATGAGAGGTGACGTAGACATGGAGTTTATAGTTAACGGTAAAGCCATTACATTAGGAAAACTACTAGAAGTGGAGACTAAGCGAGAAGGTAATCTAGCTTTCCATTTCGAAGCTGACATTAAAGAGGCTGTAGTAGTACCAAAGAAAGTAGAGCCTACAAAGGAAGAGGTTGAACAGGTGTTAGACCAAGAGAATATAATGCCAGTACTCAATATTAAGGAACTAAGAATGAAGAAGTAATGCCTATAAAAGACTACAAATGCCCCAGATGCTTTCGAGAGAAGGATAACGAGTTAACGCTCAAGATGGAAGAGAAGATTGTCTGTGAATGCGGTCAAGTTATGATTAGTAAAGTGTGTGCGCCAGCGTTAGGGAACATGGGGGCTAACGGTACATCAGTACCACAAGAACAAGGGATACCCGAATCATGGGTAGAAAATAACTAAAGGAGAGAGATATGAAGAAATTAGGATTTAAGCCAACACCAGGAGTAGTAATAGTTGAGTACTCTAAAGACCACGAAGCAACTAACATCGAAGCGTTACCTAGTCCTGAAGAGGCTTATAGAAAAACAGGGAAACCTGCTTTGTATGACGGCAAGAAGGAAATCGAGATGCCTAAGATTGAAATCTTTAAGGGTGAAGCCTTGGAGAAAGAAGAGAAAGATAACTTACCATACACTATAGCTGCTGTACCTGAGGACATTAAGTTCGTTAAGGTTGGAGATAAGGTGATGATTAAGAGTGGGGTTCAGTTCGATTTATTCGACTTCGAAGGGAAGACATACGGTATCATTCCACCTAGAGCTATCTTTATCATCTTAGAGTAAGGATGAAGCCTAGAACACTAATCAATGAATGGAGTACGACTAAGAACTTCTGGCTATTACATCCAGAGCTAAAGGCTGATGCCTTAATAGAGTCGCACTTTAAACGCGATAGGTCTGCGGGTCACAATAAGTCTTCAAAGCTTATGTGGTTCGTGGCTTTCTGCTATGACTCAGAATCAGCGTTCTGGGGTATGCCAGAGAAGGGCCCAAAAGGTTCTTTAGTATCTCTAAGTAAAGCTAACTGGGTTAAATCTAAAGCTACAGACCCAGACGATTTCTATTCAAAGAATCAGATAGCTATAGCAGAACTAAAGGCTAAGTGGATAGAGCTGTCTTATAACCCTGGTGACTTGATGCTCTTGGATTGGAGAGAGAAGATGGAACAAAGAGGGAAGGTAATACAAGACACAGAGTATCGCTTCGATTCCTATAACGAGGAAGGTAAGGTATTGAAGGGTAACGTGAAGGAGTTCGATGAGATGATATCTAGAACACCTAAAATGTTTGAGCAACTAATGGCTATAGAGAAAGCTAGGTCTCAAGAGAATAAGGAAGGTAAATCATTTGGTAACGCTAAGGATTCGTTATCAGATTCAGGGGAGATATAGATGGACACGATACTAAGGGAGGTAAGAGACGAGGTAGCTGCTATACTAGGTGACGGATTAAAGGTCAGTGAAGTAGAAGATGCTATGATGGGTGAGTTTGGCTTCGTACATCAGTGTATGAATGATGGGACTCTAAACCCTGTAAGGTTACAGTACATAGGAGAATGGTCAGTCACAGATAGACAGAAGGCTAACCATAAACGTAGAAAAGATGAGGAGGAACAAGAATTACTTAAGAGGGGAGATACCGGATTTTCACCCCCTTAGTTCAGAGTATAAGGAATACTGGAGAGCAGAGAAGCGTAAATGTATAGAGGGACAATGGTTTGATGGCTTTTGGATGCCCGGTAACCTATACTTCTACATAAACTTCTGGCACATACTCCTAAACATAGATGATTTTTCTAAAGCTAAAGCACTAGCTAGACCCTTCCTAAGGGATTTAGAATGGACTAAAGCTCAAATATACGCCGAAGCTAGGGGGTTCTCAGGCTTTGAAGACGACCCAGACATCACTTGTTTCCGACCTGTAAAGGAATACGAAGACAAACTAGTTGCTCCTGGGGCTATAAAGAACAAAGTAAAACTAATCAAATCCCAGTTCCCTAAGGAGTGCTTCAAGAAAGATGGTACACTTAAGAAGTACGAGGAAGCTAGAACCTATTTACCTAGAGAACACAAAGGAAGGAAGGGTAAACCTAAATACAGGAATCAAGCTAAGAATGTAATGGACATTGAGTGTCGTGGATCCGGTAAATCATACTGGGCAGCAGGCGCTATGATAGCTCATAACTTTCTATTTGATGGAGCGTTTGATTATGACGAGCTATTAGCAGCAGCTAAGTCAGGAAAATTCATGTCTAGCGAGACTCTAGTAGGAGCAATAGCTACTGCTTACTCTGCTGATTTACTAGGTAAAGTAGCTCTAGGACTAGAATCACTTCCAGGAGGGCAGCAACTAGACGAAGGGTATTACCCATCACCATTAAGCAAGAAGTTTGCCGGTACACTAGCGCCTGGAAAGAACCCTTTGATAGCTAAGTTTAAGAAAGATGTAGGCGGTTCATGGGTTACTAAAGGCTCGATGTCTAAGATACATCACCGTTCATTCAAAGATAAACCAACAGCAGGAAACGGAACGAGACCCGGACTAGTAATACTAGAGGAGGTTGGATTCATGGGTAACCTAAAGGATGCTCTAGGGCCTCTCAAGCAGTGTACACTAAACGGAGCTACTAAGTTCGGTACTATATACATGTTTGGTACTGGTGGAGAAATGGAGTCTGGAGCTACCGAAGCAACTAGAGATGTATTCTACGACCCTAAAGCATGGAACTGTCTAGAGTTTCCTGATGACTTTGAAGGTAGAGGTCTGATAGGTTACTTCGTACCATACAAATACGGACTAAACCAGTTCAAGGATGACGAAGGTATAACTAACGAAGAAGAAGCACAGGATTTCGTAGACCAAGTTAGGTATGAGTTATCTCAAATGAAGAGCAAGAAACCGCTTAACATGGAGATGCAGGATAACCCTAACGTACCGTCTGAAGCATTCTTAGTATCCTCAGGCAATATATTTCCTATAGCTGAACTACAAGACCAACTTAAGTTCTTAGAGTCACTACAAGGAGGGCATCAACTAAAAGGACAGAACGGTTCTATAATGCTAACACCAGATAAGGAACGAGGAGTCAAATGGATACCTGACCTTAATAATGATCTTATACCTTGTGACTATCCGACAGAAGCAGTAGATGATACAGAAGGTTGTCATGTTATATGGGAACATCCACCTGTAGGATACATACCTCATGGAATGTACTTAGCTGGAACAGATCCTTATGACCAAGACAGAGCGCCTAACTCAAACTCATTAGGTTCTACTTTCATATACAAAGTTGGAGACATAAGAGACAACGGAACAAAGAACATGATAGTGGCTGAATACACCGCTAGACCCGCTACGGCAGAAGACCATCACGAAGAGGTTCGTAAACTGTTGATATACTTTGGTGCTACAGACCTTTACGAGAATGAGCGTAACACGTTGAAGATGCACTTTAAGAATAAGAATTCGTTATATTTGCTTACTAAACAACCTGATATACTAAGCGCTACGGAGAACTCTAAGGTGCAGAGAGGGTACGGAACCCACATGACTATACAGATTAAGGAAGAACTGGAGACGTACGCTAGAGATTGGCTTACTAGGTCTGCCGGTGAAAACATGTGCAACTTCCATCTGATATTCTCTATACCTCTGCTCAAAGAACTAATAGCGTATAATAAGGTTGGTAACTTTGATAGGGTAATAGCTTTCTTGCTATGTATATATAACGAGATGCAGAATCATCATGTTAAGATACAGAAGAGGACTGATGAACCCGAAATAGATGAGTTCTTTGAAGACGATGATTTATTCTAGATATGACACAAAAGACACAACGAACATCTATGCCTCGCCATGCTATACCCTTCTCACAGAAGCAGGGTAAGTACGGTGAAGATTGCATAGACGCTATAGACGGAATGGCTTCCTCTCAGCGTTCATTAGACCACAAAAGCCGAATGAGAACCAACTATAATCTAATGAACTCTATCTTTGATAGTGCTGACTATGATTATGTGTTAAACCCATTCAATCTAGATCAGAAAGGTAAAACTCCTGCTAGGATTAGAGACATAAACCTTATCAGACAGAAGGTAGATAGACTTAAAGGTGAAGAGATATTACGTCCCTTCGACCCTATGGTTATGTCAACTGGAGGAGAAGGTATATCCGTAAGGGATGAGAAGAAGATGAAAGACCTGTTACAGGTTGCTCAAGGGATAGTAGAAAGAGATTTAGGTATAACAGACCCTGAAGCTGAACCACCTAGGTTTAAGTCTTTGGATGATGTCGCTAAGTACTACTCTGAAAGCTATAGTGATGTTAGAGAGGAGTTTGGAAATGCTGTAATCAAGAGAGCTATAGAGCTTGACAGGATAAAGTTCAAGTTCCAGAAAGGATTCGAACATGCTCTAGTTGCTGGTGTAGAGATATACTATGTAGGCTCTATAGGCAATAGACCTTATCCTAGGGTATGTAATCCTGAGAATGTAGAATGGGATAGAGGGCCAGAAGTAGAATGCGTAGAAGACTCAGACTGGGTTGTAGAAGAACGGTACATGGCTAGAGGTCAGGTCATTGATGAGCTAGGTGAGTTTATGACTACCAAGCAAGTTCATGACTTAGAAGAGAAGGAGTTAAATACCACTAGAAGCGTAGGTGAACAACCAGGATTTGCTTACACTAGAAAGAGGACGTCTCATGAGTTATTCAGTAACGATAAGAGCGCTAACCAAACAGACCATGTTAGAGTAATCTCTTGCGCATGGAAGTCAATGCTAAAGATAGGGTTCTGGACATTCGTTGACGAAAACGGAGAAGAGCAAGTAGATAGAGTTCCTGAGACATTCAAGCTTACAGACGAGATGAAGCAAAGCGGAGATTCCGTTGAGTGGCAATGGATTTCAGAAGTATGGACAGGACATAAAGTTGGAGGTGATATATATCTAGATGTTAACCCTTCTCCTATTCAAATGTCTACTATAGATGACCCTAGCTTCTGTAAACTACCTTATGTAGGAGGGACGTACAATGATACTAACTCAGAGATTCGTTCATTAGTTGACCTACTAAAACCTCATCAGTACCTATACAATATCATTTGGTATCGTATTGAGAACGAGATAGCTAAAGCAGGTGGTAAGAAGATGATGATGGATATGGCCCAACTGCCTACATCACACGGTATACCTATGAAGAAGTGGTTATACTACTTTGATACTATGAATATCGGTTTCTTTAACTCGTTTGAAGAAGGGAAAGCAGGAACTAGAAACCAAGGTAACATCGCTAATAACAACCCAGCACACGCTATAGACATGACATTAAGTCAGTCATTAGTACAGTATGTAGGATTGCTAGACAAGATAGAGCAGTTGATGGCTCAGGTGTCAGGTATATCAGCACAAAGAGCTGGAGATGTTCATCACAACGAGACTGCATCTGGAGTTGAAGCTTCGGTAACAAACAGTTCTTATGTGACTGAGCATTACTTCATGAAGCATAACGAGATTAAGAGACAGGTACTACAGCAGTTAGTTGAGGTTTCTAAGTACACAGCTAAGAAGAGTGAGACTATCCACTACATGACTGATGACCTTGTTAGGATTTCAGCTACTATAGACGGAGAGATATACAACGATACTGATTACGGCGTGTATGTATCCAACTCTAGTGAGGATAAGATTGTCAAGAACAAGATAGAAGCATTAGCTCAAGTAGCTTTACAGCAAGACAAGATAGATATGTCAGGGCTTATCAATGTATTCAAATCTAACTCTATGGCTAGAACGGAGAGAATCTTACGTAAAGGCGAAGAAGCTAAAGTACAAAGAGACCAAGAAGCTCAGCAGTCTGCTCAGGAATCTCAAGAACAGATGCAACAAACTCAGATAGCAGCTAACGAGAAGATAGCTGAAAGAGATGATATGAACCAACAGCTAGATAGAGATAACAAGCTAGACGTTGCAGCATTACAAGCTACTGGTGTCGATACCGAGAAAGATAGAGATGGAGATGGGCAAGCTGATGTTGTTCAGTTGAGAGATGATATGACCAAGCAGTCTATAGCTAGAAACGATGTAATGAGCAAGACTCTAGATAGAGCGCACGCTGATAAGTCGCAAGACAAAGAGCTAGCGTTTAAACGAGAAGAGCTTAAATTCAAGGAGAGAGACTCTAAGTTGAAAGCTAAGACAGCACTTAAGAACAAGGTGGTTGGAGAGAAATAACTAACTATTTTAAAATAAAAAGCAACTATCCGCATAGGAGCGTGTCTTATGAGGATAGTTGCACTTAGGAGCTATAGGTTTAGCTCTTTATATTTGATAACTAAATAACAAAGGAGAGGTATGGGTATGTTTGATATGGGAGGCACTTCGTTGCAATCCAACAATAAAGTAGAGGTGGCTAGACTGGATGCGACAGCAGCAGCGGCAACACAGTCTGCAACAGCTAAAGACATTTCAACTGACAACGGACAAGTTAGAGGTGATGGAGAAGGTCTATATGTTCCACCAGCAGAACGTGGTGAGGAAGTAGATCCGTTAGCAGCTCTAGATGTAGAGGGTGTAGCTATCAATGAAAACCTCAGAGGTGATGTAGGTACGTTAGAAGAGTTGGAAGCTTCAAACACAGAAGACATCATTAATGAAGAAGCTATAGAAGAAGGTGAAGCTGAGCAATTAGATGATACATCTGGTTACGCAGGAGTCATGAGTACTATGGTTGACTCTGGTTTTCTAGTAGCTAATGAAGATAAGGAATACACTCCGGACGACTTAGGTTTTCAAGACCTAGTTAGAGAGAACATTGAAGCAGGTAGACAAGGCTATGTGAAAATAGACGACCAACCTGAAGAGTTCCAGGATTTCCTTAAGGCTAAAGCAGTGAATGAGTCTTTAGACTACAAAGATTTCATTGATAACGCAGTATTCGAAGAAGACTACTCTAAGGTGGATGTATCTCTAGAAGCACACCAAGAAGCATTGCTAATGGAGCTGGGAGACCACAGAGGTGAAGACAGAAATGATATACTAGATGATATAGAGTCGTGGAGACTTAATGGCACTATGAGCCGTAGAGCATCCGCAGCTAAGAAGCAACTAGTAAAAGCTCAAGACGGTAGACTTTTAGCTAAAGAGCAAGCTATAGATGCTGCTAACAACGCCAAGTCTAACGCTAAGAAAGCTGAGGTAGCTAAGTTCACTGCTGATGTGATGGCAATGGATAAGGTTAACGGTATTAAGTTGTCTCAAGCAGAGAAGATAGCTATAGTAGCTTACGATACAGTTAGAGTAGGTCCGAAAGGAGAGACTCAGGCTCAGCTAGATAGTACTTTCGAGAACAAAGTATTCTCTATCTACGCTCAGAAGAACAAGCTTGACATGAACAAGCTAGAAAGAAAGACAGAAACTAAGAGCAACTTGAAACTCAAGAACACTCTGAGGTTAAAGACTGACAAGATTGCAAGACCTAAAAACTCTAGCAAGCCTGCACCTAAGACTTCGAACCAAGACATTAACCAAATAAACTGGGCTCTTGGTAGTAAATAAAGTAACAACTAGAATAAATAGAATAATATGGGTTTAACTACAGAAAACGTCTCGCCGTTACAGGTATATGCAACTAGAGACTTTACGGGGTTATCAGAAACAACTCACTTAAGTAATGCTAGGCTAATCGCTCCTGAAAAGATTGATTCTATCATGGCTTACGCTTTTGGTGTTCAAGATAACAACGTACTAACACTTCTTACTGGAGGATTAGGTAACACTATCACAGTAGGTAATAGAGAGTATGAAT